TGGAGGTTACCCACTCACAAAACTCGTCCCATCCAGATAGCAAACCACCACGCTTACGTGAAATAGTTGTCATTTGAAAATGAGTGCGGGTATATGAAGGGTATAAAAAGACTTAATTTATTCTCCCTATAGGTCTTGGTTTGAGGGGAGCATGATAAGTGAGGAAATCCTCACTGGTTTATTTATTATAACAAAATGTTACGAGGATGTCAACTCTGAATAGGTAGTTGAGGACAAAGAACATTCCTATCTACAAACTCATCAAAGTTGAAGCGAGCAATGATTGGATGCAGTCCAGTGATAGGACGGAGTGCGTTCAATAACTCTCTCTTCTGTCTCCATTGTTGCTTGTGTCCATTCTGTGGATGAAGTTTCCTTCTATACTTCTTACCCTGATACCCAAAGACTATACCTACCTCTCCTGCTAGGTGCTTATGTCTTTTAATATTATTCTCATCAATATATGCTTCCTTTTTTATCCATGCATTCTCTATGATCTGTAGTTCTGTCTTAGTCAACTGCCTTGCTGTGTCAAATGATATCTGATCTCTGTTAGTTCCTATGAGAGAATACTTCCACCACAAATCACCGAAGGTATACATGTCTTGATCTAATACTCTCCATATAGATGCTAATACAGGACTACAATACTCCTTGAAGTTATATCCCACGTCCCTTATAGTTTTTGATATCTCTATCGCCTCATCAAAAGTACACATTGATGGTAAGAAACTTTCAAGTATTTCCTCATAGTAATTGAACTTCTCACAGTGTCTCATGATAGTAAACCTATGCTCAAGATACTTCTTACAGTTGTCTACAAACTTAGGTGTCATTACATAGCAACCATCTAACCATACAGTCTTAGTACCATAAGGAAATACTTTATGAGGATTGATCTTAACATATGCTGACCTTCTCCTATGACATGGGTGATCACATGGTATCTCTCTGAACTCCCAAGGTCCTTTCTTCTTCACAGTATTGTCAGTGAACATAACATACTTGATGTCAGGATCATAGTAATGCTCATCAGGTATCTCATCATACCCATTGGTTATGCAACTGTATATTACTATCCTAGAATCCATTCACTATCACTAACTTAGGGTCATTCTTTTCCCAATAACCTGTTCTATCTCCAAACAACCAGTCTCCTGTCTCCTTCATAATAGCAGCACGATATCTCATCCTCATACTGAGTCCTGTAATCTTTGCTAGTTGCTCCACTGTATCAGTAGGATCAATTCTTTTACCACCATATCTACCACCTTTATTCTTCCACCATTTACCATCAACAGGGTTAGCATCAGACCACCAACCAACACAATGTCTACACTCATCCCAACCATACTCCACTCCTGATGTCTGTAGTGCTACAGATAAAGATACTTGATCTCTCTTACCACCTCTCATGTACCACTTCCACCACACCATGTTAGGCATCCATGCTTCAGAGTTCCTCCACAATACTGTACCTAATGGTGAGAAAAATTTAGAGAAGTCGAACTCAGTCTCTTGTTTTACTTCTCTTGTAAAGTTTATAATGTCAAATGGTTCCATGAATCCTCTATGAATATACTCAGCACACTCCTCAAGATAGTAATACTTATGTGGATGCTGCATCAAGAAGAAGTTATGGTCATTCAATATATTCTCACTCAACTCAAAGAAATTTACAGAGGTATGTCTTGCAGATATAACAGTATGAAGTTTAGATGCATCAATATAAACACTTTTACCTTCTATAGGACACAATATTTTTGGATGACGTGACACTCTGACAGGATCATCATGAGAGTATTGTATCTCTCTTAGTTCCCAACCTTCTTGCTCCTCTACAGTGCCATCATGGTAACATATAAAATGTTCACCTGATTTATTAGGTGGTAGTTCATGGTATGCGTTGGTGATTGCTGTATAATACTTCATATAATATTGAAATACTTCATGTAAAAATCATGGTGTTTATATCTAGCATGTATTCTATGGTTCAGTCCAGTAATCTTATATAATTTTACCATTAATTCTTGTAGTCTAAGGTATTGTTTCTTGTCACCATGTTGTGGATGTTTACCTCTCCTTCCTATCTTATTGAAGAATCCTAATTTGATACCAGATTGATTTCTATCACCATAGAAGAGTGGTTCTATTCCAGTGTCCTGTATGGCAGCATCAAATGGTATGTTGTCACGATTATATTTTTTATTACCCCACATGTACCACCTCTCATTGAATGTTTTTATTTCTTCTGTCAATTTTCTCCACACTATTGTGCATTGTGGACTGGAATAGTTCTTAAAATTATATCCATTATCATTCAATTCATTTATAAAATTCATAAGAGTTTCCTCTGAGAAGAATGCACATGTATATCCTTCTATAATCTCATCAAGTAAAGAGAAATTACCTCCATGTTTTAGTGCAGAGAATGGAAATGATTTCATACTTCTCTCTATAAACAACTCAGTCAATACGAAACAACCATCTATCCATACTGTGTAAGAATTTTCCGGAAAGAACTCATGTGCATTTGCTTTGACATAGAATGCAAAGTCTCTTGGATCTTCTATATCTAAATCTAACTCAACATATATCCATGGTTTTACTGTAGTATCAATAGTGCCATCATGGAAGCAGACATACTTTACATTAGGATCGTAGTATGATTCCCTAGGGAATACATCATAGTTATCAGTAATACATGTGAATACTATTAGTTGTGTATCAATATCAGATCCAAATTCAAACGGTAATGAATCTGTTGTAGATTTTATCATGATACTTGCTATATCTTTGAAGTTGAAAATCTCATTCAACTCTGTCTGTAAGTCTACAATAGATCTATTAGTTGGTTTGTCTATACAAAATGAATGATTGTATGGTTTGATTCTATTTGGTTTTGATAGATCCACCATGGGTGTAGGGTTTCTATCTGCCTTGACTACAAGATACTCTGCCATTGAACTAGAGACTTGATCTCTATTCACTCCACCCATATACCATTCTCTCCATACCTTACCCCATTCAATAACCTCTGGTGTAAGTCTCCTCCATATCACACAGTTTATAGTTTGATCGTAGTCTTTAGGATCATATCCTCTACTCTGCATGAGACGTGCCATGTCTATGATCTCATCTTTGGTAGAGAATCCATAAGCATGTAGTTTATTAAACTCAGCAGTCAATGATCTCTTATCAGGATGTGTTGGTAACATAAAGTCACCTTCATATTCTTTAGAGAACTCTACAAGTTCTTGTGTGATATTATATGCAGCGTCAACCCATACAACATACTCACCCTCATCAAAATATAAATGAGGACAATGTTTAGGATGATATGATCTTCTAACTGGACACTCTTCTTCTACATCTATCTTGATATATTTCCATAGTGGTTTAGTAGTCTCTATAGTACCATCATGGAAACAAATATACTGACAATCTTTATCGTAATATACGTCAGGAACGGTATCATAACCGTTCGTAATGCACGTATAGAATATCATTTTTGTGCTGCTTCACTCAGTGTCTTCTCTGTTACGTTACCAGGTTCTCTAATGAACCAACCTGTTGCAATATACTTTGACTTTTCACCTGTTAGAAATGCACCACGATGCATGTGAGTATATGCTGCTGGCCACAGTACTACTGTACCTTTCTTTGGTTGGAAGGATATCTCTTGATGATAGAAGTCTGTTGCTCCACCATTCTCATATGGAATATCATTTAGATATATCATCCATGTTAGAACTCTATCTCTATACAAGAAGTTACCATTCTCACAATGCCATACATGATAACCACCACCAGGATCAGTACGTTGTAACTTACATGTCCATGATGATACAGGGTCACTTGCATCTACAAGACCTGAGTACTTCTTGACATACATTTCAAATGCCATACCTACAGACTGGTTGACTTGCATAGTCATAGTCTGATCACATATCTCTAGGTATAGTTGATGATCCTTTCTACCCATTCCACCCTGTGGAAACTGAGTCTTACCATCATTGAAATGATCCAATGTAAATGTATCGTCACCCATCTTAGTCACATCATGTGTTGATGGTATGTTCTTGAAATATTTTTTTGTGTACCAGAACTCAAAAAGATCTACGAGTGAGTCACAAAATTCTGGTTTGACAAAGTTCTCAAAGACACCTATGGCACCATAGTCTTTCATCTCTGTGAATACTGGTTGTGGTACCTTGATAATAGGATCGTACTCGTCACTCTCAAGTGGTGTAATAGATGTGTTCATTGTTCTTTCAATTGATTTAGGTATACTGATGGCGGAACTCTACCAACGTACTCATCAAGTTCCATGATTTGATCAATGGTATGATCCACTGCTTGGTATTCCCAGAACTCCTTTAATGCATTATTGCTTCCTTTGTGAAAAATGTCAAGGTGTTCTTCATGTATATTAGAACCCAAGTCCATCCTGTAATTGAACAAGGGTGTGGCATAGGTCTTACCACTATCTAATATTAGGTCTTCGGAGACTGCTCTTGGTCTGATGTTCTGGTCGATCTTCCACTGCGTTCCTCTTTGGTGTAGACGGATGCACTTAGTTGCATGATGACGAGTAATAAGGTAGCAAGCAGCAGAAAAGTCATTGATAAATCTGTGGTGAAGTTTCAAGGTTATCCCATTAGGATTTATAATAGTAAGTTGAAGACAATCAAAGTTTATGGGCAGTCTCTTACGTACTTCTTTCCATGTGAACGTCCAACTAGATGCAGTAGATAAATCTACATCATCTTCCATGATGAAAACCTCATCTAAATCTGTCTCTTCTACAAAATATTTGAGGGCACTCAAGTGTGACATGACACAAGCACACTCACCTGTATTCATCTGATCAGGAACTGTTCCTTTTAGGTGCTCTTCAAACTCCTCACCATCTATACCTGAGATACGATGATGATCTTTTATTCCCCAATAGGATAGATGATCTTCCATATACTTCCTTCTCTCTGTGCAGCGATCAAGATTGATCCACAACACATTAGGAAAACCATCTAGTTTTTTTATCGCTTTATTTTTGTCGGGCATTTAAGTAATCAGGGTTAGCATAATATTCTTCAAGTTGTTTGCGAGTCATCTTACTCAACTTCTGCCACAGTTCCCTGTTACTTTCTATGTGTGGGTTATTGAACCATGAATTAGGTGTCCTACCATGCTCCATGTGGAACACGTGATCATTCAATCTCAATACCTTAGAACAAGTATTGAATCTATGATAGCGTTCGTCATCTTCATAACCATATGCTACAAACCCTTCGTTCTCTGCACCTAGTCTACGGTATTCTTTTGTGTCAAAGAATTGACAGAAACCAAACTTGGCATCATATAAGTTTGCTTTTCCTTGGAACGCTCCGAAATTGAAATTAGAATTAATGAAACGAGTAACATCTTCATCCTTGATAAACAACTGGTATTGGAACTCACCTATTCCATAAGGGTATACACATTTTATATCTTCACCATTGTAACCTTTGAGTATAGTATTCTGTGCGAGTATGTAACTGTTTAGTGGGAGGATTATATCTGCGTCGTAGTTGCATACAACTGGTGTCTCTACCAACTCCAACATATCATTGAGTAGTTTGGTGCGATGAAATATTACATCATCTGCCTCCTCAAATATGTGATGTATATTATGCATCTTGATAGGAGGTACTACCTCATCAAGCATAGGAACAACTTGCTTTAGGAATACAGATTCCTTATCATGTTCTTTTACTATTATTTGAGTGTCAAAATTCTTTAGAAGATATACCAATGTGGTAGTTATATTTCTAATTCTATCTGCTGTCTCACACCTAAGAGGTATGATAAATGTAGTGCTTGTTAGATCCCACGAATTTATAGGTTGAATTTGTAGGTCTTCGTACATACCAAGATCAGGAATCTCTACTCCCTCTTGTACGATTTTATCTGCCATTACTTTAATACCTCCCAGTTGCTACAGTATAGATCAGATGTTATATGATTCTTAGTATACCCTACTCCGAACCATTTGTCAGGTGCTATTATCCTTTTGTTAGGATTCTTACTCAACCATGACCCCCACCAACTGAATGATGAGTTAGCGATAATGAAATCAGAACACAGACTCATCATGCACAAGTCTGCAAGATTGTCTCCACCTTCTGAGATAAGGAACCTATCATCAGGGAACTCAGTGCCACACCATTCAGGATCGTCAGAAAAAATAATAACATTACGTTTAGCATCAAACTTTGATAGGGCAGCGTCATAGTATTCCTTTGGACATGGTGGATGATTATCACAGTTCTGTATATAGTCACCTCTACGAACGTGTAATGCAATAGGATCATTCACTGTTGCAATCATATCTTCACATGGTTCTCTGATCTCATTCTTGAACTCAAAGTCCTCACGTATTTCATCTTCTATATGATCAAAGTATTTTGTACTCTGTAAGTATGCATATACATTATGATTGTCAGGCATATTGTTGAACAAGTTTGCATCATAATGGAAGTGTGCTTCTCCTACGTAGGTGCCAGGACACGTTCCTATGTTAGTCAAACCTTTTAGTTTGAATGCCTCAAAGAGTTGATGGTCTGTCCACTCATCTTTGAAGTCACTATCAGGAATCATAAAATCAAAACCACGATGTGCTGCTATGCCTCGTAGTCCTGCATACTGGAACATTTGATTACCCAGTCTGCCATGTCTTCCTAAGTGGTTGAATCCTATTGTCATGATTTAATTTTGTAAGGCATTTCTTCCCATATCAACCAATCTTTTGGTTTAGGTGCTAACAAATAACAATCCTTATCACTTGTCACATATGCTTCAATGAGTGCTTGTACCTCTACAGTAAGTCGATCATTACTAGCTGATACTCTATGATTACTATGACCAAGATAGACAAGTCCACCTGTCAACATAGCAGTAGCAAAGTAACCTATGGTTACAGCATAATTTAGTTTCATGATGAATGTTTTTCTTTCAAGTATTCAATCTCCTTTGGTAAGAGATCTTCGTATTGTCTTTGTGTTTGATTGGGGTGTTCTCTATTAGAGATGTGATAAGTTTTTATCACTGCTGGTTGTCCATGATCTCTGTACAATCTATAGTACATGTCACAGTCCATCAGCATAACAAGTTCCTCATCAAAATACTCCTCAATACCTTTTCTCAGTGCGAGAATAGATGGTGAACTAAGAGTATTTACCCCTTCTAATAAACGGTCATTCCAAACAGGCACCTTTGGATTGTAGTGTGTCTGTCCATTATCTAGGGTGTGAGCAAACCCCGTAACCGCCCAGTCGACATCCAATTTGAATGCCTTATGTAAATCTTCTGTGAGGGTTCTGGTTAGTATGAAATCATCAGAGAAGAGAACCTTTAGTATGTCACCATCTGCGTTGCGAAGAGCATGATTAGTGTTAGCAGAAATGTTCCCATGATTAGTCTTATTTCTAACATAGTTTATATGAAATAGATCTGAGTATTCTTTACAAGCATTGAGAACTTTGTCTGTCTTTCCATGATCGGAAATCCACACGTTGAAGTCCTTATCAGTTTGTTCTGACAGAGCATAGAAAATATCAAACAAGTAGGATTGACATTTTGGATTGCTATCATGGGTCGGTATACAATAACTGACCGTCATCCATTTACCTCTTTGACTATCCTATCAGTGAGTCTAGGTACGACATCATTGTCGCTATGAAATTTCTTTGCTCTCTGATAGTTATCTTCGATAGCATCTAATCTGACATCATATTTGTTAGCATCAAGACTTGATAATATATTCTCTAGTTCATCTATTGTATTGAATGTTATTATACCATCCATGTTGAACCACTCATTGATGTTAGGACATCCATAGTATATTGGTACAGTCTTAGATGCAAAACAATCTATTACTTTTTCTGTGAAGTAGTTCTTCTGTCTGGAATTTTCAACAGCGATGTGGAACTTAGCAGACTCAAAGAAGTCATTCCTTCTGTCATGGAATGGTGGTGACTTATGTGCATAGTATTGTAGACCATTAGACACATCAATACTCTTGAGTAACTCGTATATATCCAGACGTAACTTGTGTCCTAGTGTCTGATACTTCTCACTGGTAACAAAGGTGACATTATTACCCTTGTTTAGTTTCAAATCTTTGAAGTCTAACCAACTACTACCCCACTCAAATAGTTCTGCCTGTGGATAGTGATCTAATATCTTCTGTGTAAATGTGTATATCTTATCGAACTTCATTGCACCACGAAGTGCTCCCTCTGTAACAGTAGGAAGAATAGAATATGGTTCTGCTAAAAATAATATCTTATAGTCTGCTCTCTCATCACAATCTAAATTATCGATTGAGATACTTACATTCTTTTTGAAGTCAAGTCCTTTGTCACCCCACGGATTCCACCATAGTGGATAGAATTTTGTAGTCATCGTATTTCTTGAAAATGATAATGGAAACCAAAGGTTTCTTGTTCACTGTCTGGTAGCATCTCTTCTCTAGAGAACTTACTCGCCACCTCGACGGGAGCATACACACATCCCTGTCCCTCGAAGATGTGCCTGTTGTGTACGCATATGTTCCCGTCCTCGTTATATAGTCCGGCATTCATGTGCTTATAAAAAGTACCCTCGTTTACTTCCCAAGGGACGGTGACTTTTGTGGGGACGTCGAGTAGACGCTTGGAGCGTAAGGAAAATCCTCCATTCCCGACACGTTGGTTCCTTCCCCACGGGTCAAGGTACGCTGTTGGGTCATCTCTCCACGGTGCACCAATGTAGTCATACTCAAGAAATTTATTATCCCAAAGATGAGGACGAATAACGTAGCCGTCCGGATGTATGAGAAGGCAATGCGAGGTCCTGA